TACAAAGTTGTTAGCACCTTGTACACATAAACATCTTTCAGATAAGAAGTGAACTTCCATTGCATCCAAAGAAGATGTAGCAGCTCCACCAACTGATCCAGTTAACCAAGACTTCATTCTTCTGTCGTCAGCTTCAGAAGCTCTATAACGCACGTGTAAGAATGGACGTCTGATATTTTGTCCAAGTGATTGGTCATATACAGTTGAAGTTCCAGCAGGTACAAGAATACCGTTAACAGAAGCGTCAGCAGCAATTCCTCTTGTAGAAGCATCGTTTAAGTATTTCCAGTCAGTTTTGTAGAAGTCGTAAGAACCTCTTCTGAATCCAGAGAAACCTAAGTTTAATGCCATTTGCTCAGAGTTGTTGAATACTCCAAAAGAAGTACCTCCGTCGTAATTAGCATTTATAGCTCCTAGCATATCGTCAAAAGCTAAAGCAGTAGTTCTGTTCAAGAATAACATGTTTTCTTCAATAGATCCTTCTTTATCTAATCCTTTAAGAATGTTGTCAAAGTCAGTTAATGATCCAGCAAACGCGTTGTCAACTTGTCCTCTACCTGATACAGCAGCGAATAAACCTTCAGTACCTTCAATTCCAGTTGGAACATCTCCGTTACCTGATTTCTTCTCTCCTTCAATAACAGCCATTTCTAAATAGTCTTCAAAACGTAAACGAGTTTCTCCTTCACCTTTTAAGTACCATAAGTATCCAGAGTCTCCTCCTTCAGTGGTTACTTCTACCCATCCAATTTGAGATGCGTCAGATCCACTTACTTCATACTTATCTTTAATAATAATTGGTTTGTTAGAAAACTGAGTGAAAGAAGGCTCTACAGATACAGCAGTAGTATCAGTTCCTTTTTTGTATTCAGATCCATAAACAAATACCTTTACTCCAGTTCCTCCAACTAAAGCTTCTATTTCAGATACGCTTTTAGAGTAACCTTTAATAGCTACAGTAGTTCCATTCGTGATTGCAGATACATAAGCTTTTGCAGATGTACTTCCGTCAGCCTTGATAACCAAAATAGTTTGTCCAACAGCTAGAACGTTATTAGCCGGTAATGCAGCTAATGCTCCTGCAGCAGAAAGAGTTAATGCTTCGTAAGAAACGTGTAATCTGTTTTGCTCCGACCATACTACTTGATCAGAAGTCATAGGAATTTCAGCTCCTACCATTTTTAAAAATCCTCCAATAGTACGATTTCCGTATCTTTCAACTTCTGCTTCGTATACTTCTGGAATGTATTGCTGAGCCCAGTTTGCACTGTTTGCGTCAGCACTTGTAAAGTCGATATAGTTTGTTGATAATACCGATTTTTTTGCGAAAGGCGTTAAGCCTGATCCACCTGTTAATGCCATAATAAAATGTTTTAATGTTTAATTGTTAAATGTTTTTTTAATCTTTAGTTTTGAAGAATCAACACCACTTATTGCTCGTACTTTAAATCCACCAACAGTAACTTCAGAAGGCGCCGTCGACCTCGCTTCTGCACTAGTGTTTTTAGAACTTGCTACAACATCCTTTACCGCATCGGCTTTGCCTTGCTCATAAAAGTGTTTTGCAATAGTATCTACATTTTCAGCAGCATAAATAGCTTTGTGATAACCTTTCGTATCCGTTACTTCACCTTTGTCATTTAGGAACTTCCCAATAAGGTTATTAATGTTTGATTGGTTTTCTGCAACTTTACTTACATTTTGAATACCATATCTAAATGTTTTTTCACCTAATTTGAAATCAAAACCTTTGAAATCTTGGTTAAACATTTGTTTAGTACTCTCTTTAAATGCAGAGTGCTGTTGCTCAGCTATTTTCTGATTCTCATTGTATCGGTTAAAAAACTCCGAAGCTTCTTTTTGTTCTGGTGACATACCTGGTCTCAACTTGATCTCCGAGTAATATTTGTCTTTCAGACCTTCTAAAAACTTTTTTGCTTTTGCAACCTCTTCTTTTTTTGCGAGTTTCTTTTTGCGGATGTCTCGTTCCTCATCTATTTCTTCGTCAAATTCAAAACTGTCTTCTATTAAGAAATCAATTTCAGCAGCATCTAAATGTGACTTTGTTTGTTTGTAATATTCTGTTAGTAATGTATCTGCGTTAACATTGCTGTAATCTGCGTTTAACCTAACATAGTCTTGTACAGTTCCTCCAGTTTCTTTCATGAAGTCAACTAGCTTTTCTACGTTTTCAGGTAAATCTGCTTTAGGCGTAGATTCAATAACTTGTTGAATTTCTTCTTCAGTTGAATCATTTGACACCTCTCCTAATGTAATAACTTCTTCTTCATTATCTTGAGCTACCTCCTTAAGCTCAACTTTAGGATCTTCTACTTCTTGAACAACTTCTTGCTCTTCTGTTTTTGTTTCAGATAAATTCACCTTAGTAACGTTATCTTCTACCTTTTTTGGACCTTCTCTAAGATCTACTTTAATTGTTTCTGACATGATATGATATTATAAAATTAGTAAATAGTTATCACCTAGGCTCGAACTGCTCTAGGCCAAATCCACCGAGGTTGTCAAACCCGGCTGATTCAAAATTCTTTGGTAAAGAATCATTTTTTCTTTGATCAATTAACTCGCTTTGTTGAGTTGCTTGTATTTTTGTTCTATCGTCTTTACGATCTTCTTTATATTTTTCGTTATCTTTTTTTACTCCTGATTGAGCTTGAGCTAGTTGCATATTGTATTGGAATTCTACTTCCATTAATTGCTTTTTAATTTCAGCCTCCTGTTGCAACTTTTGTATTTCAAATTGAGATTTTGATTGCTCTATTTGTATTTTGGTTTGAGCTAATGCTTGTTGCTTTTGAACTTCCGACATAGCCGCTGCTTCTGCTGCTTGAGCGTTTGCTTGAGCTTGCGCTTGTATATTTGCTTGCTTATCTGCTCTATCAGCTTCCTCTTTTTTCTTTCTTTTAAATTTAATAGATTCGTTTGCTAGCTTTATATTTTTAATTTGTCTAATGTCAATAGCATCCTCTAAATTAATACCTCCAGCTTGTAGTGCAATTTGTATGTTTTGCTCTAACTGTTGTTTTTCTTCGTCGTCTGGCTCTAATTCTAAAAATATTCCAAAGTCATGCAAGTTTAAATCTACAATTTCTTTTAGTATTTCAGCATTGTATATTGATACACTGGATTCTATTGATTGCCTAGTTAAAGGGAACCCTATTAAATCAGCGACTTTTAAGGATATGTTTTCGCACGTTTTAAGAGTTAAATATAAACTCCCTTGTAATATATGTCTCGTGGCTACATTTGATTGATTAGCAGCCATTTTTTGCAACCCTACTAAAGCGTTTTTATCTGGATTACTTCCGTCTCTTGCTTCGTTCAATCCGGTCACGTCTCTAATCATTTGTAAGTAATACTGGTATGTATTAATTAAAGAAGCTATTTTGCCTTGACCAGATGAAGATGTTAATTGTTGAACTGGTATTTTACCCCTGTTCATATCTCCGTCTTGCGTGAGTGATCTACCTACAACACTACCGGTTTGGAAATACATATTCAAAGCCTCCGCTGCGTTATACGACGTTCCATTACCTAAATCAACCTCAGCTAAACCGTCCATATCTAAGAATACACCATCTGGCACTATTCTAGACATTACTTGCTGCAGCTTCAAATGTGTTAATTGAATCATATCAGCAAAGCCAGTAATACGACCTACTAAAGATTCTATCTTACCTTTATACATTCTAGGTGCGCAAATAGAGTAATTCATAGAAACCTTTGTAGTGTCAGCAAATGGTCTTGTCATGTTCTCTGCTAATTCCCACTTAAGCATTTTGTTATAACCTAAAACTTTTACACCAGAATAAATAACCTCTATAGTCCTAGACACTTTTTTAAATGTATCGTTTTCAGGTGGATTAAACTCATCTGTTTTTTCAATAGCTTTTTCTAAGCCTTGATCTGTCTTTTTTATTTTGAATACTTGATTTCTATATGTTTTATATTCAAAGTATACTAAAGAAACCTTGCTGTCGTCTGAACTGCTATAACCATTAAGATAATTACTAGACCCAGCCATTTTCTCTATCTCCTTCATTTCCTCATTACTTAATGCAGGAAATTCCTTTTTAAGTTCTGATAGCGCAACTTCTTTTGCTTCACCGACATAATATAAATCCCCAAAGTTAGGGTCCTCTGTATAAGAGTAAACTAAATTA